GAGCAGATGCCATTGCGCGAAGTGCCGCAGATCGACGAGCAGTAACAGATGCAATGTTTGGTGCACCCGTATTTACTTCTTCTCGTTACTCAAATCCAGCCTGGATGCAGACTGCTTAAAATACAATAAAAGGAATCAGAGAAAATGGGTGGCGGTCGCGGCGGAACAACTGTAGAGGCTCCTAAAGAGAGCCCAGAACAACGCGCTTATTATGCGCAGTTGGCAAGAGATATTGAAACGTCCCGCCAGAAAAAAGAAGAGCAAGAGCAGGCAGAAGCTTCCCGTCTCGCCAATTTACGTGCATCGGGCAGGTCTAGCCTTGGTTCTTATTCAAACATTTTTCAACAACAACTTAAAGCTGGCGCATTAACGTCTAGCGCTGCAGCTGATCAACTTCGAGATTATCAGCAACGCTATGGACTTGAGGCTGGTGATATTGAGCCCCAACTCCAAGCCGTTAAACAATATGAGCTTGAGCAGCTTCCCACGCAACGGGAAACTCTTGTTCAGCGTACATTCCAGGACATCCTGGGGCGCAAAGCCTCTGGTCAGGAATTACAAACACGTCTTGATGAAATTGCAAAATCAGGCGGCAGACTTGATGTCAACGCAATTGCTGATTCACTCAAGGGAAGCGATGAGTACAAGGAAAAGGTTGGTGGTAGCTACCTAGAGAATTACTACCGCACGTACTTTGGTCCCAGTGAAAAAGAAACTGTAAAGGGTGTTGAGGGTGCCCCAGATTGGCAAAAGAGTACTGGACGGTATACCATTTCCACTGGCGCAGCGTTCTCCCCTACTCTTGATGAAGCCACCCAAAAAACAATCGGCCTTAAGTTTGGGGAGATGCCAGAAAAATTCACTGGCAGCGCAGGCGAAATTGAACAGATGCAACAAAAATTGCGTCAGCGCGATGAATTTGCTTACAACTCTGGTCTTACTAAGTTGCAAGGCCAGATTGATTCCGACATACAAAAGATTAAAAACAAGGGTTCCAGGGATGTTGCCGAAATGTCGTCCAAGACCGGAATCTATGGCAACCTTGTTTCTGGTTTCTGGTAACAATTAGTCTTGCTATAATTTTTTTAGTCACTTAAACGGAGCAACTACCGATGGCTATTTCCAGTACTGATTACAATCGGCTTCTTGGTGAGATCAATGCCGCTGGTGGTGTTGATGAAGCAACTAAAGAAGAGCAGCGCAAGCGTCTTTTTGAGGCTGCTTACACCCCTTCTAGTTTTGATATGGCCGAATTCGAAGGTCTTCTGGGCAAACTCGAAGGCTCTAAAATGAAGCAGCAGCGTCAAAAGTCCGTTGAAGGTCGTCGTGACATCATGACCGGTGGCCTGGCTGGCATGATGAGCAACTTCTGATCTTTTTTCAATGACCGACGAAGAACGGCTGCAGTCTTACCGCGATGCTGCGGGTGCAGCATATGACTACCAACGCAATCGCGGTGAGTATCAGAGTCGCGTCTCTGATATTGACGCAGATACTTCTTTGGACGCAGATACTAAATCGCGTTTGAAAAAAGAAGCTGCAGACCGTTTCTATGGTACCGGTCAAGATGAAGCACGTGCTACTTTAGAACTTGGTGCTGAATTTGGCGAAAAAGCCGCTAAGTACAAAGGAGCTGAAGAACGTGCAACAATCGGAAAAGGGGCAGAAGAAACACGCGCTGGAGCAGAGCAGGCTCAACTCTTCAAACAAAAAGACGAAGAGCGCGACTACCAGCAATCGCAACGCGGCTATAGATTCTGAGTTATTTGAATACTGGGTCGACAATCTAGACTCATCGACCCAGGAGTCATTCATCTCCTTTGCACAAAATAACTACTCGGTTATTGAGTGTTATTTATACGCTCGCTTCCTCGGGTATTGCGGATCAATTGCATCTTGCGATGCCTGGGTTTCGTGTAACTATCCAAAGCCGGATCACCGCAAGATCCTTCTTACTGAAATTGACGAAATGTTGGAAGACATTCGCAAGCTCAGGGAAGACATTGAAACATTTCAAATCAAACGTGATGCAGGTGTTGCACGTATTGCAACAATGCAGAAAGAATTACGTGGCACAATCGCACAGATCGATACATTTACTTCAACACGTGATAGAAAGGGTTTGTTAATGGCCGGTGCAGACCGTGCCATTCGTGAACTCATGTGCATCTTCAAGGATGATCCCATCGAAGCTCCCTTGCTTGAGGCATCGATGAGTGTGTGGGCAAAAATGCAACTAGACGAATAGATGCATTAAACTAAAAAAAAGCAATACATAACATGGGCGCTGGTAGACGTTCGATTCCAATTGCAGGCACAACGCCCCCGTACAGGGGTGGACAGTCGCGTTCACCCGAAGATGCCTTCCCAAGCCGTAACGCCTCACAGGGGCCAGGACAGCCGTCTCGTGACGTACGTGCACCCCTGGATAGCAAGGGAATTAACGTCGGGCCACGCCGTTCGTTTTAATTGATATGAACAAAGGCAAAGTTCCGCCTCAATTCCTGGCACACTTAAAGAAAAAAGAAGCCAAGAACGAAGATGGCACCGAGATGAGTGATAAAGAAAAACGTAAAGCAGCCCTTGATAAAGCACGTAAATATCAAGAGCAAAAACGTAAATCCAAAAAGTAGGTTAGTATTTAATTACTAACCAGTTAATGCTGTGCCTTCTCATCTTCACTTAGCTTATCGACGTAACGCTCAAGCTGCAGTTAAGAACCACAAGGTACGCAAACATAAGAACGAAGAGTTACTGCAAAGAGCCCGTGAAGATTTTGGGTTCTTTTGTGACTATGTAGCAGATAAAGCTCCGGCTCCTCACCATAAACAGTGGCACCGTCACTTTGTAACCGGCCAGGACAGTAGCTGTTTGGTTGGAATTGCTGGACCCAATATTGATTTACTTGCTCCCAGGGGTAGCGCCAAGAGTACAGTCCTGGGTTTGTTTACGGCATGGGCAATTGGTGTGCACACGACAGCCAAGAAGCCATTACAGATTCTTTATCTTTCGTACACAGTTGATATTGCACGATCTAAGTCTGCAACCATCAAACGAATTATTGACAGTAAACGATATCAAGAAGTTTTCCCAACTGTCAAACTTCTCAAGAACGTAACCAGTAATGAGTACTGGTCTATTGATCACAAATTTGCTGGTATTGATGTTACCGGTGATGAACAATTTACTTTGTGCGCAGCAGGCTTGAAAGGTTCAGTGACCTCCAAGCGTAGTCACCTCATCTGTATTGATGACCCTACCAAGAGTGCTGCAGACATTTCTAACCCAGACATCAGGAAGATGATGGAGGATAACTGGAATGCTGTTATTGCTCCTACGATGTTTGAAGGTGGACGAGCGATCTGCCTTGGGACACGCTTCCGACATGATGATATTCACGCTACTACATTCAACGAACAAAACAATTGGACTCAAATTGTTCTCTCCGCAATTCAGGCCAACTCCAAAACAGGTGAAGAAGAATCCTATTGGCCTGAGATGTGGTCACTGGATTATTTAAAGGAAAAGAAACGGCAAGCACCTATTGCTTTTTCGTTCCAGTACATGAACAGGATTGTTCGCCAAAGCGAGCTGTCCCTGTCCCCAGAACTTTTAATTAAAGCTGAGATTGCAACTGAGTTTGATGCACTTGGCGTAGGTGTGGATCTATCTGCTGGAACTAAAGAAAAAAATGATTACACCGTATTTGTGCTTGGTGGCCGCATTGGTGATTGTATTCACATTATTGATTATCGGCGCATGCGCGTCATGGGTAACTTGGAAAAACTGGATGAACTAAAAGAACTTCTCAATGACTGGTGCATTGTAGGTAAAGATGAACAGGGCAACTATTTCCCAACGTATTCAACATGTGATGTATGGTCCGAAGCAGTGCAGTATCAGGCATCTTTGGAGGCTGACTTCAAGCGTGTGTGCTTGAATGGCGATGGCCTTTTCAATTTGATCTGGCACCCGGTCAAAGGATTCCGCGCCGATAAATTGGCGCGTTTCCGTGGCATCATGGGCCTGTTTGAAGACCGTAAGATCATCTTCAACAAATATCGTAATTTCGACACAATGTTTGAAGAGCTTACTAACTTTGGCGTAAGTGGACACGATGATTGCGTCGATTCGCTCGTGTGGTTGGTTAACGGCTTAGCCAAAAAGAGCAACCTTCAATTTGATTACTGAACTTATAATTAAAAGAAAAGCATCAGTCTTGTGGGTCCAGAGTACTTAGCAATTGCATTTACGGCAGTTGTTTCTGCTGTCACAGGCGGATCCTGGGCCGCAAACAAAATTTTATTCAGGGTGCACCAGCGCTTGGTTCAGTTGTCAGACGACGTAATAACACAAGAAAATAAGCTGAATAGATTGCAGGAGCAAATTGGGCGCATGCCAATGGACTACGTATTGAAAGTAGATTTCTTACGTGAGATCCAGGAAATGCACGATAATTTTCGACAAATTAACACTAAGCTTGATAAGCTAATGGAAAAGCTTTTGTCAAAATGAGCTACATTATTGAGGTTCAAGAGGATGAATTTGGCGATCAATTTATCGCCCTCCCAGAAGAAATAAGTGAAGAACTTGGCTGGCAAGAAGGCGATATCCTCGAGTGGAACTTGAAAGGTGATGGAATTGTATTGAGTAGACTGAATGAAATAGCTGGTTACGAAGTACTGGAGGATTGAATGGCTGGTTACTACGGTGGGTACATGGGTAATGAAGCTGGCATGCAAGGTACTATTGCGGGCCGCCCAAGCTTTCAAATCCCTGGAGCTACGCCCCGATATAAATTTCCGTATCTTCCAAACGAAGATCCAGATTCAGTGCCCATTCAATTAACTCCGCGCCAAGGGCAGCAACTCTTCCCCGTACCAGGTGCACAACGCCTGCTTCCTCAAGCAATGGGTGGAACTCCCCCCATGGGTAATGCAGGATTTTTCCAAGGTCCTCAATACGGACAGCAAGTAGGAATTCCTGGAGGCTTTCAAGATAAACATGTGTATTCATGAAAAAGAAAAAGCTGGCCAAAGAAGCTCTCAAACACCCTGAATTGTTTACGCCAGGGGAGTTGGCTTACTTTGACCGGTGGTTGTGGCTTAAGAAACAAAAGAAAGCTGCTAAGATCAATACAGATAAAGAGGCTAATACTTAATGGCTGCCGACGCTAAATCAAGGCTCAACGAAATTATTACTGCCTATATCGACAAAGATAGTTCCACTGTCGTCGATACGGGCGTTGTGGCCTCGCATTTGGCGCA